GCGAGGCAATCCACCTAGCGATTGGCCTATGGCGTTGGAGAAGAGCACTGCGAAGGCAGCGATGGCTTAGCCAAAAGGCTGAGGACTAATCGGCAAGGGGAGGGCTGCAAGGCTCTCCCCTCCTTCAGGAGGCAAGGGCAATGGCAATCAAGGTTATGGTTGGCACAAATCACGGCTTGTATGAACACACTCTCCAAAGCGTCATGCCAGTGGTGGCCTACGCTGTGGTAGAAGGCAAGATATGGCAAGGGATGGGGGATGACGCAAGGGAAGCCTTATGTGATCTGGCCCTGCGTTTGCAGGAGTACGCCAGGGTTGAAGGGCTAAACCTTGACGACCCGGAGTTCGAGATCGTAGACTAGCCAAAGGCCAAGCCAGGAGGCCAGGGGAGCGATCCTCTGGCCTTCAGCTATTTGGAGGAACAAAACACGAACGCCTGTTCACGAAATGTCTCGGCCCAGGATGCGTCCAAAGGCCGGCCGCTACTGGGGTAGCGGGGGCAGGCGGAAAACGCACCACGGGGCTCCGCAGGGGCGTGGCGGGGCATTCCAGCGGCGACCAAGAGGCGTCCCAAGATGCGTCCAACCGCCAAGAGGCAAGAGGCAAGGGCCAGGACGCTTAGGCAAGAGGCAGGCTGATGGCCACTTGGCTTGCCAAGGCTGCTTGACCAGGTGCGACACGTTGTCGCACCCCCTTGAAACCACCGACCGCGATCCCCATATGTAGGGGAGCCACCGGCAGCGGCAGGGAGGCTAACCAGCGAAAGGGCAAGGGCAATGCCAGAGCAAATGCTTCATATGATTGATTGTCACCACGAGGATGTAGAGATCCGCATAGCAAAGGACGGCGAGGGTTTCAAGGTCTGGGTCAATGTCAACGGAGTGTGCAGGCTCAGGGCTTACAAGTCTAGTCTAGTGATCCACGCCTTGGGAAGGGATATGGACCAGGTATGGAAAGAGGAGGACTAAAGGGTGCCAATGCTTACAATGGAGGAAGTCAAGGCCCTGGACAAGCGGACCGATCCAGCCAAACTATTCCCAGGGACAATCGAGTTCTTGAAGGACTGCCGATTGGAGATTAACAAAGGGATTGAGCGAAGGAATGAGGCAAGGGCAGACGGTGAGGAGCCCGAGCCCTTGTGGCCTTGGACTAGCGAAGATGAGAGGAGATATCCATGAATGTAGAGAAGTTTACCAAGGTCGGTACAATGGCCCTAATCAAGGCCACCCAAGACCCCACAGCGCCAATCAAGATGCAGGAGTTGTACAAGTTCGCCAATCTAGTAGGCAAGATGCTTGCGCCATGCTCTGATAGGAAGCTTGTGGCGAGGATTGACGAGCTTCTTAATGATTGGGACGCAGGGGATGGCTGCGAGTTGGACCAAGAGGAAACGGCCAGGACTCCTGAGTTCGTCATGGCCTTGTGTGCATCCTTGTGTGCCGCAATAGTGGGGTACACTGAGGATTTGGTGAAGAACTACAAAGAGGAGGATCAAGAGGCGGGGGAGGCCCCTAGATGACCTCCCAAGCGAAATGGTGGAGGGCCAATCTGGCCCTCCCTCTAAAGACCCAGCGGGTCTTGGTTGGAGTAGTGGAGGTCAAGGCCATCGACAGGACTGATGCCTGCAAGACCTTGGCGACCTTGCTGAAGCGCCATGTGAGGTTTGATAATCTCCAGCCATGTATGAAGGAGAATGAGGAATGACAAGTCCGTGGAAACAAGGCCACCAAAAGGTTAGCTCAACCTACGTAGATCTAAAGCTAACCATTGCACAGGCTTGCGTAGATAGCGGGCTTAGAACAACCGATGTTCTATCTGCTCTTGCAGTCTGTTATGTTACCCTTGGGATGACGCATATGCGCCCTGGGGCAGATATAGAGGAGACTATCGACGCACTAATGGACGGTGTCAAGAACGCTATAGGCCACGCACGCAAAACAATAGAGGAGCGCCTCAATGACAAGCCTTAGTCCAAAAGAGTTCGCGGCCTTGCTAGTCAAGGCCAACGAAATCCATGAAGCTTCTTGGCGATACGGAGTGCCTAATCGCTTTGGCAGCTACGCTAAAGACTGGCGCCAATGCTGCCGAGAGGCAGGGGCAAGCGAAGCTTGGGTAACCATCATGACGGTCCTACTATTCCCAGGCTACTCGGATGTGTGGGATTGGACTGAAAGGCAACTGAAGGAAGGGAAGCAAGATGCGTAAGCCAATCTACTGCGAAGACCAAAAGCATCGGGTAGTTTCGTTCCCCAACGGCCAGTGGGCTTGTCAGGCTTACAAGCCTGAGCCCAATCGCAGGGGAACCTTTGCTGGGCAGAACTACAGGCCAAAGAGCAGCAGCCTCGATCAAGGCCAACCCCACATCGACCCCTGGGTCAACACCCAAAGGCCGACCACTAAGGACGAGGCCCTGCGACAGCTGGCCTTGTTTGGGAAGATCGCAGTCTAAGGCTGCGACAACTTGACGCAGGGGTGCGACATCTTGTCGCATTGACGCCGCACCCCAAAGCGCCTATATTAGGCAGGTAGCGGTCGCAATACAGCGGCCTGAGACAACTCAAATCAACGGAGACTAAAGAAATGTCTGTCATGCAAATCCCAGTGGTCAAGGCAAAGGGCCAGTTCGTCGAGATCGACACCGACAAGCTTCCCGAGGCAGTCTATGCCTACGCGCTCCAGATCGGGCTCAAGAGCTTGATGAACCGTGGGACCACGGGCAAGGATGCCAAAGACCTCGATGCCGATGGCTATCTGGCGCTTGCTGAAAAGCAGCGCGAGCAAGCCTACGCTGGCAAGACGCGGATCATTGGTGCCAAGGCCACCAAGAAGCGCGACACCGTCGAGATGGCTGAAGCTGTCCGAATCGCCAAGCAGACCGTGAAGGACATGATCAAGGCCAACGGGGAGAAGATCTCCCACTACTCTGCTGCCGAGATCACCAAGGCCGCGAAGGCCATTGTCGAGGCCGACGCAGATACTTATCTCGCCGCAGCCCGGGAAAACCTTGCAAAGGCTGCAAGTGTTGTGGGCAAGGGCGGAAAGGCCGACATCATGGCCTTGATGGCCAAAGATGCGAAGAAGGTTGCAGCTGCGGAGGCCAAGAAGGAGAGCACAAAGAAGGAGAAGGCGGCTACCTCTGCTGGCAAAGTCCCGCCCACCAAGCCTACCGGACCGCGGGTTGTTCCTCCGCGCCACTAACGAAGGAGATCTAGGGGAGGGCCTTGACCCTCCCCACCCCAAGGGAGTGTGCCGCTATGCGGTATGATATTCGAGACAAAGCAGGCAAGTTCACCAAGATCGACTGGGCAAGAGTAGAGAAGGGCAACACAATGACAATCGACCACGAGACACACGAGCAGGTTCAAGAGCCTTCAATGAGCGAGGCCACTACCAATGGTGACATCTCCACATCAACAGGGCTGGTTCTGGGACAGGAGGAGAGCGTGATCAAGGGAACCATGAGCAAGCTGGCGGACGGGCTTGTGAAGCTTTCTTCCTATGCGAAGAAGTTCGAAGACATGGACAAGCGGATTACCGAGCTTCTGACTGCAATCGAGAATGCCGAGCAGCGGGCCAAGGAAGCCATTGCCGAGCGAGATCAGGCGTTTGTGGTAAGGGATGAGGCCTTGACGCAGGCTAGGATGGCAAGAGAGGCTTACAACGTCGTCAATGCCGAGCGACAGGCTTTGGTTGGCCAGCTTGAGGTTGCCAACAATCTCCACAGCGAACTCCGCCAGGCCCACGATAGGCTCTCTAGCGAACACAGCTTTCGAGGCGACGAGGTTACTCGCCTTACTAATCTCCTCAATCTAGCCCAGGAGGAGCGAGATCGCTTCAGGGAGGAGGCTGGAAGCGAGCGGACCAAGCGAGAGGACGCCGAACTCAAGGGCCTTGAGCTTGAAGAGCTTAAGGAAACCCACGACATCACCAAGCGAGCCCTGGACGACTGTGCAGCCAGGGTGGCGCTTCTCAAGGCCGATGCAGACGAGGCCAAGCGTGCCAACTCCGAGCTTACCATCAAGCTCGAAAACATCCGACGCCAGGTTAACTAATCTCAGTCTGGACCACTGAGCAACTGGAGAGGGGCAACCCTCTCCCCTTTTCCTTTTTGGAGGGCCAGATGTCCAGAGCAGCCCAACTAGAAAGCGCCAAGCGGATTGCCAAGTGGAAGGCCGATCAATATCTTGGCCTTGGGGTTGAAGACCTTGATTGGCTGGCTATCGAGATCCTAAGGATCAACGAAGACATAGCTATGCTCATCAAGCGCCGAGACGAGCTTATGAACAAGCAACGCGTCTTGCAAGGCCAGACCTCCAACAATCTCCAAGCCCTTGTGGCCAAGGCCATCGCTTCCTCGCCAAAGCCCAAGGGCTTCATCAGGCGAGTTTGAGCAGACTGTTGGGGCCACTCTGGCCCCAATGGCCTGCGCATTCCGCGTGGGGAGAAGGAGAAGACTAGAATGAAGCTTGTGTCCATGACTGTTCTGGCCCTTGTGGCCGCTCTTGCCTTAGCCTCCTGTGCCAACGAAGGCCCCCGTGGTCAGGTCGGCCTTGCGGCAATTCCTGTTTGCCCACAATCACCGATCCCTCACGGTCGGCACGATAGCCTGTGCAACCACCACGAAGGCAATGGCGGAAACTAGCTAGGAGGGGGTGCGTCACTATGACGCACCCCACCAACCCAGGAAACTCAGCCTTTTGAGCCTCTTGAGGGCAATTGAGGCTTGACATTGGGTCCAAAGTGTGGTATAATAGTCCTTTAGGACGCGGAGGAGAAGATGCAGATAGACCTAACCCGCGAGGAAATCAACGATCTAATCCGTGCCATTGAGCAGGTGGATACTTACGACACCCTATTTCGTAAACGATTACGTCCCTTGGAAGAGAAGCTAGTCCGCTACTCCGACCAAGCGCTTAAGGAGCCACAAGAATGAAGGACAAAGCAGAAAGGCTTGAGAAAGTCGTCAAGTGGATTTTAGAAGACGCAGCTTTCAAGGCTCCCGAGGAGTTCAACTGGCTTACTCGGCGCTATGTTGACGCCCTTGAAGCGGCTTGGCAAGGAGATAAGGAGCCTCAAGAATGATCCATTCCCTTCTAATAACCTCCTCCATCCTTCTGGCCCAATGCGGGCCAGAAGGAGCCTTTCGCTGTGGTCCTCCGCCGGGTCCAGGTGGCTACCCAGGCGAGTACCGCCAACCCTATCGCTACTACTCTCCTAACATGCCCATGATGCGACCAGGGGAATATCCGCCAGTGAGGCAAGGCCCGCTATTCAACCCTCGCTATCGCTCCAGGCCAGAGTTCTACCCCGGCCCAATGTTCCCTCCCCCTCCGGGCTATAGGTGAGCTATGAACCTTGTTATAGTCACCACCTCACTTGCCTTGGCCATTTGGTCCGGTCAGGTCTGGTCAATGGTAGGTTGCGCTCTCTGCGCGGGCTTTGTATATGGCCACGCAACCTGCATGTTCCAGCATAGGAAGACTTGATGCTAAAACGCTGCCTACCTGCTATCTTCCTCCTCTTGGCCTCCCTACCTGCTGTAGGAGGGCCAAAGGACCAAAATCTCCAGGCCCTTTGGGCAGAGTTCCAGACATGGAACACCGAACGCTTAATGGAGCTACCGCATGGCGAGTTATCCCAAGGACGAGCCTCCCTTGATGCAGCTATACGCGAAGCCAGAGCCAAGGGATCTAGATCTAAGGCCAGGAGGCATAAGCTTCACCGATCTCACAAACCGCATCACAAATCCCTTAAGCGAGATTGCCCTTCTAATTGGCTCCCTGACCTATGGGGAAATGATCGAGCTTGCCAAGGCCATTTGGGCCGTCGGCCCTATCACCGAGGCTACCCTACCACAAGTTCTTCATGACTGGAGCAAGAACCATGGCAAGAAAGCGGAAGCCTCAACTAGCCTGCAAAGACTGCCACATTCCGATCATCAATCCCAACCTGAAGCTGGTGAGGTGCGAGGAGTGTCACAGGCTCTATCGGATAGCACAAAATACCAAGCGCCGGGTAACGAAAGCTCTCAAGGCCCTCAAGGCTGAGCCAAGGCAGGGAAGCATCCAGTGATGTTGTAGACGACTAGGACAGGGCTAAGCAAATCAAGGAGCTAACCATGCCCACCCAAGAAGAGATTGAAGCAGCAACTAGAGCAGTTCACAAAGAAATGCTTAATTCGGCGACGACAACGGAGACCATTGCAAGGTCTGCTCTTGCCGCCGCAGAAAACTTTATAATTGAACGATGCGCTCAAGCCAGCACAAGAGGATTTGTTCAAATGACCGACGCACCTGACACGCTGCCGCCGGGACCGTGGCGAGTTAGCAGCAATGATGATTGTTTTGTCATAGCTGATAATGCAAAGCCGCCTCCTAAAGTAATTGTTATAGCGGATTGTTATAGTCCAGCCGTAGCCAGCGCCATCGCCGAGCGGGAACGGGAGATAGAGCGGCTGCAAGCACAGCTTGACACCCTTGGACAGATCAATCGCGAGCAAGCCGCAGCCATCAAGAAAATCACCAGCCATGAATTTGTCGAAACGGAATTCAGCAAACTCCGTGCCCGCGTGGCGGAGCTGGAGGCCGAACTTGCCGCAACAGAACGCACGCTTAATGCCTGGATAGTCCGGGCAAAAGAATTGGAGCAAACCTATGCCCACCCCAGCAGCGTATGATTACGAGTGCGAAGACTGTATCGGAATGAAAGAGCATGGTTGCTATTGTCAAGCAGTAGGAGCAATCACACCTGGCGGTCCTTCACCCGAGGCTGTGAAGTCTCGTGATGTAATTCCATGCGACAAACTTTCGGAATGTGATTGGCCGGCTTGCCCTCCCACTTGTAAGGGACGTCCTGGAGGACCCATGCCTACCCCAGAAGAGATTGAAGCGGCGAAAAAGTCAATGCTAAAGCTAATTCCGCATGATCTGCCAATCACGGAACGTGACGTCGCTGTGTTAGCAGAAGCCGCCCTCGCCGCTGCGGAGGCCGTGCGGGAAGAACCAAGAGGGTGTCCGACGCCAGGTGCTTGTTCGTGTCTGCCTCCAAGGGAGGAAACGTAATGACCAATAATCCACGAGACATGCTGGGAGAAATCGGCAGGCTTGAAGATAAATTAGAAAAAACCGAAGCCCGCATCCGGGAACTGGAGGCCGACAACAAGAAAATGCTAGCAATATTAGGCGGAAATATGGCCGCTCCAATGGGCTACAGCTTGCTGATTGAAGCAAACAAGAAGCTAAATGCCCAAGTGGCAGAACTAACAAAGGAGCTAGAAGCCAATGGACTGCGGAGCTTGGACAAACAACGATAGAATCCCCTACGTCCTAAGGATCAGGGGATGCGAGTTCGGCCTCACTGGCGCGGATCTCTGCGAGATCAGGGAGCATATAGATAACATCCTGAAAGGCCACCTGGAGAGTATCTCCGAGGACTGTCGGGATCTAAGGATCCAGAAGCGGAATCAAATGCGTGGGGTTGACCTTGTCAAGCGCCTAGGGATCCCCACCAAACCCAAACCGACCTTCGTTCTGGAAGGCTTTGTGAGGAGAGTCTAGATGGCCATTCGCCTTCCCTACGAAACCAAGGCCGGCGAGTTCTCCGAAGCAGAGAGCATCCTCCAGCTGATCGAACACCTGCGCCTTGCCGCTGAGGCAGCCTACTCGGTCGGCCACTTTCGCAAGGCCAACGATGATCTCCTCACGGGCCAGATGTTCCTTGCCTACGGACAAGCGTTTGAGAAGGCCTGCGAGATGATCTCTCGAACGGCCACTAGACACGCAGGAGCGCCCAACTGATGACTGAAGACGACCTCCCAAGGCAAATCACCTGCGTCATCGGGAATAGAAAACACGTCCTCTACCTGCGATCCGACGAAGGGCCAGGTGAGTACATCTATGCCACGCCCAGGTCGAAAGCCATCAATGGGGAGGATCCTATAACAGTATATATTCCAAAGGAGCGACACTAATGCCCTTCTTTCCAGCCCTTGAAGCAGCCACAAGGAGCCCCACATGGACCCAACCCCAGAGCAACAAACCATCCTGGAAGGCGTTGCAGGATCTGACACCAACCTCCAAATCAACGCCTACGCAGGATGCGGAAAGACCTCCACCCTCGGGCTCATCGAACGAGCGGTAAAAGGCCCAACCCTTTGCTTGGCCTTCAACAAGGCCGTTAAGGAAGAGATGGAGGAACGCTTTGGTGCGAATACGACGGTTAAAACCCTCAACGGCCTCGGCCACTCGGTCTGGGCCTCTACCTGCTCCTCAAGGCCAATCCTCAACACCGACAAGTGCAAGGCCATCCTCAGGGAGAAAGTCAAGGCCCTTGGGAAAGAAGACCGTGACGCGGCATGGGAAGGCTTCTACGAAATCCTCGCAGCAGTCGGCCTTGCCAAAAGCCTTGGCTACATCCCTGAAGGAAAGTTCCCAGCAGCCAAGCGCCTCCTCTCCAGAGACGAATTGGTCGGAAGGCTTGAGGAAAAGCCCACTGATCTCCAACTCGCTTTACTGGACGCAACCCTCCACCAATCAATCCTCTCTGCCTATCATGGCAACATCGATTTTAACGATCAGATATACATGCCCGGGCTGTTCGGCGGATCGTTCCCAAAGTTTCCCCTTGTTCTTGTCGACGAGGCTCAAGATCTCAGTCCCACAAATCATGAAATGCTGCTGCGAATGCGGACATCGCGTATCGTTTCTGTTGGTGACCCCTTCCAATCCATCTATCAGTTCCGAGGGGCCTGCCAGAATGGAATGGGTCGATTGGCCAGCCAGTTTAGAATGACCGAGCTTCCTCTCAGCGTCAGCTGGCGTTGTCCTAGCGAGGTGGTGAAGAATGCCCAATGGAGAGTACCCAAGTTCCGCTGGTCAAGGGAAGGCGGACGAGTGGAGAGGCTTGGACATCTTAACTTTGATGACATTCCTCCAGGAAGCGCGATCATCTGTCGTAACAACGCTCCCTTGTTCAGCCTTGCGTCCTCGGCGATATCTAACGGCCGGTCTGTTAGCGTGGCAGGATCAGATCTTAGCGCAAAGCTGGTCGGTGTCATGCGCCGATTCGGGGACTCGTCGCTACCTCGACCCGCAGTTCTGTCTGCCATCGACGAGTGGTACTTTAAGCGCCAAGAGGCCGGGTCCAAGACCGCTGGGGACGCAGCCGAGTGTATGCGGATCTTTGCTAACAAGGGCAAAGACCTTGGCCAGGCGATTGCTTATGCTGAAGACATCTTCAAGCAGAAGGGCTCCGTCAGGCTAACCACGGGCCACAAAGCCAAGGGCCTTGAATGGCCTCACGTCTACCATCTTGATCCCTGGCTCCTAGGGGACGATGAGCAGGAGCTAAACCTCCGCTACGTGATCCAAACCCGCGCAGCAGAGGGCTACTACGAGATAGAATCGAGGAACATAGAATGGTGACGCCAATCTCTAGACTAGCCTACGCCGCGGAGTATGACCTGATGGACCAGGCCATGGAAAGCGAGCGTGGTGTGCAAAGGCTGTTTCCCAATGAGGCCAATGGCCGGGGGGCAGCGTTCAACTTTCGTACACGGCTCCACAAGGCCAGAGACTACGATCGAAAGGAGAATAGAAAGCTCTACGGCCCAGAGGATCCCCTCTACGGCCAGACGATCTACGCCCAGCTAACCGTCCATGATCCCTACTGGGACGAGGATAAGCAGGCTTGGGTTCTGCGGATCGTTAAGAACCAAATCACGGAGATGATCATCGAGGAGATCCCTCCGGTGAGGGAAGAGCCTGAGGAGCCCGAGGTCAAGACCTTCGAGAGGCGTGTGTGAGCGACCAGGATGTTGCCGCTGAGGTGTGGGCATCTGCCCTTGAGCACCCCTACGGCGTAAGGATCGAAACGGACGACGTTCAACGCTTGGTGGCGGTCTTGTACGAGTACAAGCGCCAATCCGACGATCCGCGCCTGCTTTCCTACACTGTCTCTCAGCGAGGAAGCTTCGTCTTGGTTGCTAAGACCAAGGTGGAGTTGAAGACGAATGGAGAACATAGACCGTTGGAGGTTTAAGTGACGAAGGAAGTCGAGATTATTCCCCCAGGAGGCGACCCAACCCTTGAGGCCCTAAATCGAGCAGCCGCTGAGATGACGCCACAGGACATCGACCTCATCATCGCCTACCAGCGGAAGCAGCGAGGGGCCTGGGAGAGGGGCGAAAGGCCAAAGAAAGGCGACGGCGGCAATTCGCCAGCCTTGAGTAAGCTTCTCAACCTGCCTTCCCCGGTCAAGATGACGGGAGAGTTTAAGAGGAGGGTTTGATGACACAACTTGAGACAGCGGCAAGGGACTTAGCCACCATGGCCTTGAAGGGCACTGAGGCTAGCCAAGAGGACCAAGAACAGCTAGCAGAAGCTTTGTTTAGGCTTTGCGAGGACGCTAGAATAGTAATGACAGGAGCCATCGATGAGCATTAATGAATGGATGAAGAAATGGTTAGGGATTTGGGATCTGGAGTATCGGATTGCTAAGCTCGATGCCGAAACCCGTACTAATCGTGACCATCTACACAGATTGGACCGCCGTATCGTGGAACTCGAACGCCAGGCCCGCGTCAACCGCGAGGCCATCGAGAAGGCCATCAACAACCGAATGGACCTGCGGAGCGAGTTCTCCAAGGAGCGCCAAGCGGAGAGCGACAAGATCGGCGAGGAGGCCCTCAAGCGCCTAACGGCCGAAGACGCTGCTCGCCGTCATACGGAAGGCAAGATGAATGGATGACCAAACGCCAGTCCAAAGCCCCTTCATCACCGGCACCCAGATCCAATGGGCCTGGGACTCGACCTGCCTTGGGGACTTTAAGAAGTGCCCGCGGTACTACTACTACAAGCGGATAGAAGGCTGGACGCGCGAAGGCGCTATCCACCTTCGTTGGGGCGGGGAGTTCCACACAGCCGTTGAGGAATACGAACATGCCCGAGCAGAAGGATACAGACACGACGATGCAGTCCATTTCTCTTTACGGGGTTTGTTTGAACGTATCGAGGAGTGGGACCCGGACCCCAGGTCAAAGAGCGAGGAGCTTAAGACGAAGGCTAATCTCGTTCGAACAGTTGTTTGGTACTTCGACCACTATGAAGACGACTCCGCGAAGACGATGGTTCTCGCGAATGGTAAACCTGCGGTAGAGGTTAGCTTTCAGTTTGAACTGGACTATGGGCCCCAGAACGGCGTGGCCAACTACACCCTCTGCGGCCACCTCGACAAGGTCGTCCACTTTAACGACGACCTCTTTGTCCTTGATCACAAAACCACCACTACCACCCCGGCGTCGACTTACTTTGAAAAATACGACACCGATAACCAAATGACCCTCTACACCCTGGCGGGCCAGATTGTGCTCAACGCCCCAATCAAGGGAGTGATCGTCGATGCTATACAGGTTGCTGTTGGTTTCAGCCGTTTCACTCGTGGTATCACTTACCGTACTCAGGACCAACTCGACGAGTGGTTGGACCATACAAAAGACTGGCTGGCATACGCTGAACGATGTGCTAGCGAAGGGTTTTGGCCGATGAATGATACGAGTTGCGACAAGTACGGCGGATGTGAGTTTCGCGGAGTATGTGGACGAAGCCCGAACGTGAGGCAGAGGTGGTTAGAGGCGGAATTTAGAAAGGAAGAACCATGGAACCCTCTCAAGCCGAGATGAGACAAGCGTGGGAGCAGATGCAGAACCTTAATAAGTTCTTCAATACCATCGAAGGTCGACTTATCTATGAGTTGATGATTAAAGTAGGCCATCGGCAAGAGGAGCTTAGGGTCCTTCGAGAACGCCTAATTTCAATCGCAGAACGGCAGATGGATAGGCCCTTCGTACTGAAGGAGAAGCCCAATGCCAACCCTTAAGGATCATCAATCCAATGAATACATCAAACTCCTCATCGAAGGTGACTCTAAGTCGGGGAAAACTGGAGCACTTGCTTCACTTGTCACGGCTGGCTATGACCTCCGTGTCCTTGACTACGACAACGGGCTCGATGTCCTTAAACAGTTTATCCTTCGATCATCTCCGGGAGACCTTGAAAAAGTTGAATTTCGAACTCTCCGAGATAAGCGCATCGCAGGGCCAGCAGGGCCAAAGATCGACGGAACTCCAAAGGCATTCTCTGATGGAATCAAGATGCTGGATCGATGGCAGTATCGGACTGACGATGGTGTCGAGATTGACTATGGAGTCCCAGCTGTTTGGGGGCCCGGAGTCATATGTGTTCTCGACTCCCTTACCTTTTTCGGTGACGCCGCCTTCGATTATCGCGAACCACTCGCTTCTAAGGGACGAGATGGAAAGTATGATCTACGAGCAGTATACAAGGATGCGCAAGATGCTGTCGAGAATGTCATCGCTCTTCTCACCAGCGAGCACTTCCGGACCAACGTCATAGTGATAAGCCACGTCAAGTATGTGGACAACCCTGATGGGACCCGCAAGGGCTACCCCTCTGCCATAGGCTCAGCCCTCTCACCCCTGATCCTAAGGTACTTTAACAACGTGGTGAGATTCACTATGCGCGGAGCCAAGCGGAGTATCGAGACAGTGTCGAACCCTATGTTCGATCTGGCAAACGCTAAGCCGTTCGAGATGAAAGCTAGTTATGATATCGAGAACGGCCTTGCGGAGATCTTTGCTTGCCTCAGGCCACCACCAAGGAAGGAGGCGCCGGCAAAGCCATCTGTTCCAACCATAGCTAAACCCCTACTGAAACCTGTAAGGAGAGTCTAAACATGAGCACACCATCCTTCGCCCCCATCCTGGACCGTCCTGCTTCTGAGATCGAGCGCCCGAAGCCCATCCCTGCTGGAACCTACACTGCCCTGGTGAAAGGCCTGCCGGAATTTGGCGAGAGCAGCCAGAAGAAGACGCCCTATGCAAGGTTCACCTTCGAACTCTTGGCGGCTGGAGACGACATCGATCAGGAGGCCCTTGAGGAGATGGGCGGCATCGGAGGGAAGACCCTTCGGAACGACTACTACCTCACCGAGGATGCCCTTTGGAGAATCAAGCAGTTCGCTGAGGACTGCGGAGTGGATCCTGAAGGCCTGACGGTTGGCCAGATGCTGGAGTATGCAAACGGAGCCCAGGTCCAGGTCGTGGTGAGGCATGAGCCTGCCCGAGATGGGAGTGATAACATCTTCGCCCGGGTTGCAAAGACCGCACCGGTCGCGTGAGGAAAGCCAGGGGAGGGCCACAGCGCCCTCCCTTTTATTTGGTGAGGGGTGGTAGAGCAGGACGTATGTCGATGTGTACAGGGCTCTACATCAACGCACCCCTCTCCCAATGAAAGGAGAAGCTCGATGCCAAGACACCAGTACCATCAAGATGGCGCAAAGAATAGTATGTGGAAGGGAGGCTTATCGCGATCGACGATCGAAAGAACAACAAGAAAAGTTTTAAAAGAAGCTGGCCGCGATCTTAATACGTGCGAACGGTGCCAATTCAACACGCCATTTCAGGAGCTTCCTCGACACCACAAAGATCGCGATCGCGGTAATAACACGGTAGAGAACTTAGAAGTCTTATGCTGGGGTTGTCATAACGCTGAGCATAATAAAACCAGGATCCGTAATGTACTGGGGCAATTCGAATGACAGCTATAGCATTAGTGGGGGAGGCATATGGAGAGGCCGAAGAACGAACCCGCCAACCCTTTCAAGGAGCCGCAGGATATGAACTCAACAAAATGCTTTCTGAGTCAGGCATCCGTCGCGCTGACTGTCTCGTCACTAATGTATTTAATCTACGGCCCAGAGGAAACGATGTCAAGAGTCTTTGCGGGCCAAAACCTGCTGGCTTGGTTGGCTATCCTTCTCTGGGCAAGAGTCTCTATGTAGCGAACGAGCTTAGACCTCACTTGGAAAGGCTAGCGGATGAGCTTATCGAATTTAATCCCAACGTGGTTGTTGCGCTGGGTAACACTGCGATGTGGGCTCTTACTGGCAGGACGGCAATTTCTAAATTCCGAGGTTCCACGGTGCTTTCGAGCCACACTGTTAGTGGATTTAAAACCCTACCAACATATCACCCTGCGGCTATATTACGGCAATGGGACCTACGACCAGTGGCCGTTATCGACCTTGCCAAAGCCCTCCGCGAGTCGGCCTTCCCAGAGATCCGCCGACCGCACAGGGAGATCTGGATAGAGCCAACCCTGGAGGATATCTATGAGTTCCACGAGAAGCATATTAGGGGATGCCAAATCCTTAGTGTCGACACTGAAACGGTTGGACGAAGAATTACATGCATTGGATTTGCACCTTCACACCACAGAGCGATCGTCATCCCGTTCGATGACCCGGGCAGACTGGGTGGAAATTACTGGCCTTCTCCTAAACTTGAACGTCAGGTCTGGGACTATGTCAAGGAAGTGTGTGAGGACCCTAACCCGCCTAAGCTCTTCCAAAACGGCCTCTACGACATAGCCTTTACCTTCAAGGGCTACGGAATCAAGATCGCTGGAGCAAGGGAAGACACCATGCTCCTTCACTACAGTCTCCAGCCTGAGAGCCTCAAGGGATTGGGTTTCTTGGGCTCTGTTTATTGCGACGAGGGCTCCTGGAAGGAGATGCGGGAGCACAAGAAGACTTTGAAGAGGGATGATTGATGCCAAAGATAGCAGAGCTGAGGAAGTTTCAAGGGGCCATGTGGGCTAGACTTGATATAGACTTGGATAGCGGCCCTATTAGTCTGTATACCGAGGATGAGATAAAGGCCATGATCAAAAAGGAAAGAGATAACATCATCACGATGATAAGGAACATCGATAGGGTTACCCTAAGGGAGGACGATTGAAATGGCAACGACACTACTAGATCCAAAGGTTATGGTTATTCCCTACGATCTTCTAGAGCCAAAGGACTCCAGGGAGGCCATCGAAAAGGCAATGGATAGCATTCGAGGAGAAGCAGTTTCAGAAACCATGAAGGTAACTTGGCTTCCACATGATGCCACAACCATTCTCTGCATCGTCGAATGGTGCGTTTGGGCACAAAGGGAGGAAGAAGAATGAACCTCGATTGGCATTGCATCCGTGGCACCGCAGGCGGGTTCCTCGTGTTAGGAATCTTCGCCTTTGGTAGCCTTCGCCTTGCTTGGCTCACCCTGACGGTGCTTATCCGCTGATGGCAAAGATCATCCACACCGATCGCTTGAAGCCAACAGACCTCAAACCGCAGGAGCGAGAGTGGGTATATAATGGACTTGACTGCCTTATCACAGCTGAGTTGCTTGAGGTGCTTAAGCCGCAGCTGGACAGCTACACCAGTAGAACCTACGATTTCTCACGCCGCTTACAAGGTCCAGTGCTCGAAATGCGGCTTAGGGGTGTGCTGGTTGACCGAGCAAGGAAAGGCCATGTGCTTGATAAATATCACGATGAACTCGACCGGCTCGAGATCCAGCTTGAACGGATCGTACGTGAAGGGGTTGGGCAGGTAGGGTTCAACTGGCGTAGCAACGATGACTTGAAGGAGCTTTTCTATGATCGTCTGGGCATACCACCAATACGACGTCAGGGACGAGTCACAGTTAACCGAGATGCTCTTGAGAAGATGGAGCAGTACATTATCGCGCGCCCCATCATCTCCCATATTAAAACAATGCGAGATATCGGTAAGAAGATCGGGGTCCTTAAGACGGAGATTGATCCTGACGGTCGAATGCGAACTTCCTATAATATCGGAGGCACAAATACTGGAAGGCTGTCGTCGAGTCTGTCGGAATTTGGGACTGGAACTAACCTCCAAAACATCGAATCCCTCCTCAGAACAATCTTCATCGCCGACCCTGGAATGAAGATGGGGTACTTTGATGCCCAGCAAGGTGAAAGTAGAGTCGTGGGGGCGATCGAATACCGGCTGTTTCGTGACAGTCGCTATCTCGATGCCTGCGAAAGTGGTGACCTTCACACGAGCGTTGCCAAACTTGTCTGGCCAAAACTGGCTTGGACGGGAGATCTTAAAGCTGATCAGGCGCTGGCCGAGCTACCGTATTACCGTCACTATTCGCGACGGTTTATGTGCAAGAAGATTGGTCATGGAACCAACTATGGCGGTCAGCCGCGGACCCTCGCGCAGCAAGCGAAGGTTGACGTCGAACTGATCGAGGAATTCCAGCCGATCTATTTCAAGGCCTTCCCGGCGCACCTGCTTTGGCACCTGAATGTGGACGAGCGGCTCAGAACCACTGCCACCATTATCAACCTCACTGGGCGTAAACGCCAGTTCTGGGGAAGGCGGGACGATCCGGCAACGCTCAGGGAAGCCATAGCTTACGACCCTCAGGGCTCCCTGGCGGACATCGTCAATGAGGGGATGTACAACATCTGGCTTCAAAAAACCGCCCAGCTTCTCATGCAGGTCCACGACGCGGTTGTGGTCCAGTATCCTGAGGAGATGGAGGAAGAACTGGTCCCAATAATCCTAGACCAACTCCGGTACCCAGTCAACTTGGGCGACCGTGAGTTGATCATACCCTATGACGCCAAGGTTGGCTGGAATTTCGGGGAGTACGATGATAAGACCAACCCCCACGGACTTAAAAAGTGGCAAGGTCAAGACCAACGGTCACGCCCAGAGAGTGTGCGAATCCTGGATCGATACCTTTGTTGATCACACCGACAACATCGAAACACCGGAGGTATGGAGACGATGGACAGCGATCATAACAGTGGCAGCGATGATGGAGCAAAAATGCTGTATGCTGACCACGAGCCTGCTTTATCCAAACTTATATGCCATAATTGTAGGGCCACCTGGAGTGGGGAAATCGCGTACTATACGCGTGGCTCGTCAATTGGTGCGGTCGTTATGTGGGACGGCTCCAACCCAGTTGCACCTAGCACCGGACTCAATGACTGGTGCATCTTTGACGGATGCCCTTGTTGCGGCTCGCCGAGATATCCCGAGATATGGGGAGGAAGGGGCTTTGACCTTCAACTCGCTATTTCTGATGCCCGACGAGCTAAGCGATTTTATGAAGGTCTACGATGAGAGCCTGATCGGGAAGCTGACCAAGTTCTACGATGTGGATCCTTACACAGAGACCCGGGTCACGGGCAGTATCACCAGGATCATCGAGAGCTCTCAGCTTTCAATGATCGCTGGATCAACGCCATCCCACCTGCTCACCAAGATCCCAGAGTACGCTTGGGAGCAGGGCTTCTTCTCCAGGACCATCCTCGTCTACGCAGAGGAGCGCCGACTGGAGGATGATATCTTTGCAGCAGAACTTCGAGACACAGGAAAGCTAGCCCATGACCTTAAGTGCATCTTTAGCCTTCAGGGCCAGTTTAAGCTTAGCGATGAGTTTCGTGCCGCTGTCAACGATTGGCGGCGAAAGGGTGAACTGCCTAGGCCCGGTCATCCCAGGTTTAAAAACTACTGCGCCCGTAGACTTGGGCATGTACTCAAGCTATCGATGGTCTCCTCCGCTGATCGAAGTGACGATCTACGGCTGGAATTGCGCGACTGGGAAAGGGCGTTAGGGTGGTTGCATGAAGCGGAGAGTACAATGCCAGGGATCTTTGGCACAGCAACCTCGATCGATGCTGGAGTCATTGACGAGGCCCTTCATTACATCGGCGCTGGAGAGGTCAACTCGCACCGGCTCACCCGCTGGCTATCAATGAAGATCCCGGCCTTTCAGGTGAAGACGATTATAGCGACAATGGAAGACGGCGGAATGATCAGTGTTACTAAGGTCGACAAGATGGGATTGAAGACCTATCGCCGCTCTTGAAGCTTTTCCAAGGCCGTGAAGACCCTAGTGAAGGTGGTATCGGTCCGCTCGGTGTTCTGGTCCATGGCCTTCTGAAGTTGGAGGATCTGCTCCTTCTGAACGGCCAACATTTCTAGGGTCTTCTCGATCCCCTCGATTGCTTTTTGCACGTCAGTCAAATCCTTTGAGTGGTTTTCAAACCTTTCGCCCAGGCCGCCTAACCGCAGCATGATAAGTCCGGCCGACACTACGATCGACCCGGCGATCCCAACTACTCCAACGATCAACACTACCCACGCTTCGGCTGGCATGGCGAAAGTCCTTTAGCAGGAACAGGATTACATCAATCAGGCCCTGCTGATATTCTAGCAGGGCCTTTGGTTCTGGCCAGAGCCGTTTGGGCATTAGAACTTGTAGAGATACTTGGCTAGGACCTCTTGCTCTTGGCCGATCTTGATCGGGATTCCGGCAGCGTCCACGCCCTTGTCGTAGTTGACGTGGCGATATTCGACAGCAACGGCTGAGTGACCACCGAGGGTATACTCGATCCCAGCACCAGCCAGGAAGCCTGAAAGGTGCTCCCGCTGCCTACCGCCGACGATAAGGAAGGGCGACATCATTGCGCCATTCAAGGCCTGGATCGGCGAGATCGGGCCATTGGCTGGAGAGGGCGCGGAGTTGAATAGGCCCTGAAGGCCATAGCCGGCCTTGCCTACATAGTCCACCGACCAGTTGGTGTTGACCCCAGCGATGTTGGAGATGGTGGAGTTGGTCCCAGCGTAGTAGGTGCCAGAGAGTTCGGCGGCCAAAAAGAACTGGCCATTCCAAAACTGGTAGCCGATGTCACCGCCAAGGCCAACCCCATTGGAGAAGATCGAGCCATTGATGCCAGAGCCTACGATATCGGCGCTAGTACCTCCACCTGCGATATGGAAGCCTCCGTAGAAGCCTGTGCAAGCAACGACGGTGCAGCCCGTGTAGGCAGGAAGCACTGGCGCTTTCTGCGGTAGATCAGCTGCCAAGGCCGGTGAGGCCAGCAGTGTGGTGGCGAGTAGAATCTTCTTCATTTCCCAGCTCCTTTTGCTTGTTCCAAGATTTGGTTGGCCTCCGCCACAGTGGTTGGCTTTGCCAATGGTCCTGTGCCTGGGCCTGCGTAGCCGTTCAAAGCTGTTTGAAAGCTCATCCACACAAAGACGCAGAATCCCATGTAGGCAGTAACGGTTGGAATAGCCTCCATGGGAATAAGCCCAGTGAGGTGAATCGTTCCGGCGGTTATCCCCTGTGCTAGTGTTGCAAAAAAGGACAGCCAGAATAATACTTTCGGTGGTACTTTCATTCCTTTCTCCTTACCTTGCATTCCTCGGCGGAGTATATCTTTTCCCTGGTGCTAGCCGCTCTAATATGTCAGGAGGCGTCGGCGGCATCGTCGTCCCCTTTGTCACTCCCCGGTAGAGTTCAGCGAAATCTTTTGGCCCTTTCTCTTTCCCGGTGTGAAGGTTGTAGAGGTATTCAGCGAGGTTGCCTTCGGCTGCGTTGGTAAGGCCAGTGGCACCGCCGAAAGCTACGATGGCGTGCTTGATGGTCTTCCCCGCGTGCTCTCGCCCAAGGCCAACGTCGCCTTTGTTGAGGTCCCTCACAAGGTCAGTGAGTTCCTTGACCCCTGCTGGCCCAATGCCAAGCTCAGGATCTTTGCCATCAATCAAGGCCCTGGCCAGGTCACGGATTCCGACCCAGGATGAGGAGAGACCCAAGGCCAGGCCCTTCGCTGCCCGCTTGCCCCAACTCTCGTGCTCGGAATTGGTGTAGGGTGTGACGAGTTCTTCAACAATGGCGGGGGCAATTACGTAGGCAAAGAGGCCAAAGGTGAAGGAATGGCCAGCAATGTCTGGCGCTGGGGGAGGCTTGACTCCACGGGCCCAATCGCTGGCTCGCCAAGCTAACTGGTACTGTTGGTTAGCTACGTGATTGAAGAAGCCGTAGAGGGAGGCCATCCAGGGCGAGCTTCGCATAACTCCAGGACGGCTGGTGATGGCAGAGGAGCCATGGGCTTTCCTAACGGCCGTGTTGGCGCCATAGACTGCATCGCCTTCGGAGAAGCCTTTATCAATTAGCTCATTGTAGCGCGCAAGCCAGGTCGGCACAGCGGAGTAGAGATCGAAGAAAGCCACTGGCGCTGTGCCTGTCCTGAGGGCCCAGGCTCGCGCTTGGTTGAATGTGCTGGTGAAGCCTGTGCCTACATTGGTTTGATGAGTGCCTAAGACCTGCTCTTGAAAGTTCTGATGCCTCCGCTGGAGTTCCTCGCTCTTGTCCATCGCCATATCCCAGTTCCGCTTCCACTCCATTGGGTTGTGGATAGCAGCGAACTCGCGAAGCCAATTAGCAGGGCCGACCTCGGCCATAGAGTTAATGGCAGCGGTGATGGTGTGCTTCTGGATGGTTCGGGGATTAAGGCCAACCAAGGTCCCGATGACGTTCTGGCGAAAGTACTCGCTGGTCGTGTTCGCAATGGCCTGCCTTTCGGTGTCCATGTTGGCCGCGTTGGCAACGTCCTTGACCCAGCGAACAAGCATGTCTGAGTAGGCACGGCCAAGGTGGGCAGTTACGTGGCGTTGAAAGCCAGGATCTCCAATCAACTTCCAGGCCTTGATCACCGGTTCGCGGAAGGAGACGTCGTGAATCTCTTGGACCAGGCGGTTGGTGATGCCATCGAGGTTGAGGTCAAGCGGTCCGCGGTATTCTGTACGGCTCTTGGTGTAGCCATCCGGAGTACCGACCATTTGGTACTCTTTGGCAAACAGATCGCTGGCTGGCCCTGGATGGCGACCTGGGAAGGTGTAGTCGTGGATGATCGGGTGGTACCATCCAGCATACTGGCCGTGGGGAGTATCGATGGGGAAGACCGGGACCGACTCAGGAGCATTGCCACTCAAGCGCCGGTACATCCGATCGCTTTGATCCTTCAGCTGCTTGAACACATTGCCAAACCGCTGGACGTAGTCCCAATGGGCCTTGGTAGCGACGGAGTTGACCCAGTCCATCACCACCTGCGATTCGAGCCCATAGCCCTGGGCAAGCCGCTGGAGGTTGTCAGGGTTCCCGAGGTTGTGCATGACTGCTAGAAGATTCTTATGCGTCATCTCCAGCGCTGTGGTGGCCTTGGTCCAGTCGAGCTTGCCGTCAGTTTGGAGAGCTTCCTGCCAGCGCTTGAAGATGGTGTTAGGGACCTTGGCGCTGAGGTTGATGGAGGAGGGAACCTCGGGTAGTTCCTTCGCCATCTTCTTATCCAAGGCCGACTTGGAGTTGGCTCCCTCGACCATGTCGCGGATGATCCATTGGGTGACCTTGCCAAAGACATTGCCAAAGTCCATCCGGTTGACGAGGAACTCGGTCTGAAGGGTTGCGGAAAGGAACTTCCGGCCCGCGGCCCAGATTACGTTGGAGGGCTCCTTCCCAGGTCCAAGGAGCTTCAGCTGGGAGTTAACGTCTTGACGAGCCTGGGCAAGATCAAGCTTCTGGCCTTGGATCTCCACAGTGGCTTCATCTCGCCCAGCCTTCTTGAGGCTCTTCACCGCGTTGAATACCTGCCGGGCCTCGTCCACAGTCATATTGGCTATGGCCTTCGGGGAGGCATAGCTGGCCCAATTGGGATCGAACATGAAGTCTGGGATCGACAAAGCCGCTCCCATTCGGCGCTTCTCATTCACGAAGTCGAAGAGGCTGGTGCCGGACTCGTTGGCCTTGGTCTCGTCCTGGAGATCTTGGATCGACCTGCGGATGGGACGGCCGACCCTAAGGAGAGTATCGTGGATCCAATCGGTGTATTCGGAATCGTAGCCCTTGACTTCGCGATCCCGGAACTGCTTGGCCGTTCGCTCAAAGGCCTTGCCTTCCTTCTCGATCTGGCCCATGAGCTTGGACATCTGGGCACGCTGGTATTGGAGTTGAAGCTCTTTCAGAGCCTCCAAGGGATTGTTCTCTAACAGGCGGTTCTTAGCATTCAGCAGCGAGGTCCTAGACTGCGCCAAGAGCTTCATCGCTGAAAGGCCACCAAACTTCATCTTCTTAAGCTCGTTGAAGCTTCCCCAATCCATGGCGGCCTTGTTCAGCGGCAGAGGGGCACCAAGGTTCTGGGCCAAGGCCATCGTCTGCTCATGGAGCATTTCCATCGTGGTAAGGGAAAGGGCATGGTCTTGGACCTCAGCCAGCCTGTCGGCCGCGTCTCCGTCGAGTTCGGCATGTAGGCGTTGATCCAGCCTGGCCTTGGTGAGGCGATCGACGATGTCCTTCCCAGGCGATCCAAGGGTCTCCCTTGCTACGGCGCTGAGAGCGTCCATTAGCTCTTGACCAGTGGAGTAGCCAAACATCGCAGCCACCTGATCAGGATGCTTGCCGCCGTCGCGGATCCAGCTTTCCGGCAAGGCCTGGAACTGCTCAGGAGTCAGCGCCAAGCGGTCGATCTTTGGCCTACGGGGCAGCTTCTGCCCGTAGATCTCACCCTTCTCGAAATAGTTCCATGCCCTGATCTCAGGCATCCCCTCGACCTCGGAACGGATGTCAGGCTCCAAGGCCTTGCTCCTGGCCTTCCATTCCTGCGAGTTCTCCAAGGTCGCCTGCTTCAAGGCCCGCTGGAGTCGCCAAGCAACGTCCTCACGGTCCTGTTTCTCGATCAGATCTAGGAGCTTCTGATAGTTCTTCTTCGTCTCCCCAATCGCTTTACCCGACGCCAGGGGCCCGGTTTGGTAGAAGACCTTACCTTCAGGCGTGTCTGGGCGGATTGGATCAAGGCCACCTGCGTCTCGAATCCCTTCTAGCGCTCCATCGTCAGCAAGGAGGCGATCGAAGAATCCGCGCATCTCCTCCGAGAGCGGAGCTTGTGCTTGGACAACCTTTCGAGCGATATCCACCAGCCACTGGGCGAGCCGCTGGAAGATAGACTCAAGGCCAGGCGGGCCTTTGCCTTCGCGGAAGTATTCCGTGGCCTTCTCAGCAAACGCCTCATGGTGTTCTCTTGCTATCTGGTCCGGGGATTCAACGCCTAGCTCTTTCAGCAAGGTCCCCAGGTCGGCCTTCATCCTCTCCGTAGCCAAAGGGCCAGTAGAGTCTTGAAGAAACTCCTCCAACCAAGTGTGGGCAAGCTCGTGGAGGGCTGTTTCGAGATCGCCGCTTTGGAACATCTCGACCAAGGGCCTGCCCATTCCGAAGGTGGTTCGCCCCAAGGGTTCGTCCTCGCCCAGCTGCATGAGCGGAAAGCCACGCTCGGAGACGGCCTTCTTGATCTCCGGAGTCAGGTCCAAGGTCCCGATGTGGTCAACTACCGGGTTGTCCAACCAATCCAAGGCCTCATCGAAGGAATCAAAACGCCTTGGGAAGTCCTTCCTGGTCTGCGTTACCGGGTCAGAGTATTGAAGCCCCCACCTCCCATCCTCGCCCAGCTTCGGCACGACGTTCTTCAACTCCGCCACAATCGGCTCTTGCTGGAGCATGCCTCCGGAGTCTTTAATCGCTTGTTGCTTCCTCAAGATCCTCGGGATGTCCTTGGTATAGCGCTCGATGATTGGGGTAACGTCTTGGCCTTCCTGCATCCAACGGTTGTTCTCAAGGGCCATATCTTTGAACATCTGGATTTGCTGAACCGTAGTGGCCTTGGAGGGCCAGCCGATCTTATCGAACCCATGCTCCACTGCGTAGCTCACGGCGCGTTTGACGAGGAGTTCTGGCCAAGAGGTTTTGAAGGGAGCCTGGGGAGGCCTGGCCTTGGTGGCTCTAAGGGCATCATCCGCTTTCTCGCCACTTCGAACTAGCTCTTGATACTCAGTCGCAACTGGAAGAACCTTCTTAGTCTCCTCAGCAGATAGCTTATCGTATACGTGACTAGGCCTTCCAGAGAGAGAATCCATAATAAGCTGGATCTTATCTTCTTTCGAAAGGGATGTGGCGTTAACCGCGTCCTTGACAACGTCAGCCCCCTCCTCAAGCTTCTTCCTATTAGCTTCCACAGCCTCCGCGGCCTTGGCCTCATCCTCCGGCCCTCTATATCCTCCCTTCTTAATCGCATCCTCATGCCAATCCGACTGGATCTCCTGGATCATCATCACCCGCTTGCCTTCGGCGGTCTTGTAAGCGCCAAAGCGGATGTGGCCAACAGGGTTAGTGATTTGGTTGCCCCAGTGAGAATTGGTGTAGATGCCCTTGCCACCAGTGATTTCCTCCGGGAACTGGGCAATTAGTTCGCGATAGTCACTGGCGCCTGGGACCTTGCGCGCGGTCCAAGCTGGCTGGCGTTTGGCTATTTCTTCGCTAAGGCCTTTCTGCTCCCCAACAAGCTCATCGTCGAGTTTAGCCGCTGCTATAATACGCTCGTCACGGTTGACAAGCCTTCCAATCTCGCGATTAGAAAGGCCCTCATTGAAGGCGCGGCTCTCAAGCTCTTGCTCATACGCAAGCCTTGCTGCCCGAAGCTCCTTGATCTGACGTTGGTTCTCTGCAAGCTTGTCCCGGAAGGGCTGAGCCTCCGGCCCCGACTTCTCCGTTTCCACCAAGTGCATCTGGTGGGCTTCGATGAACTGCCCCAAGGCCTCCTTGGTAACAGCCTTCCCTTGGGACCTTAGCCAAGGCTCAAGGCCAAGGCCAGTCAGTTCCTCGGGCTTGATACCTGCGGTGTTGCGTAGAGTAGCTAGCCATTGCTCTGGCGAGGCCTTGGGTTGCTTCGAAGCCTCCACGGCCTTGCCAACTGCGGAATAGAAGCCTCTGATCCGCCGTTGGTAGAAGGAGCGGCCTTGGGAGATCTCGCCCATGGCCTTCTGGATCTTTGGGCCCTCAGAAGTAAACAGTTCTGTAGGATCTACCCCAAGGGCCTTAGCACGAGTGCCATAGCGGGAGGCTTCCAGCGCCCCAACGACCTTGGCTTGCTCAGGCGCAAGGCCTGTGGCTTCGAAGGCCTTGGCTACTTGGTCACGGATTGGCTGGAGCGAGTCAGCTGTCAGGCCCTCCTGAGCGGCCTTGATCTCATTCAGCGTATGATCGCCGGTAGTGACGAAGTCCTTGACGTCGTTCCAGTTGGCCTTGTCGAAGTGGGTGAGGAAGTCAGCGCCACTAACGCTGATCTTCTGCCCCGGGCCAGCGAGCTTGCCTTCCAGATCTCCGATCCATTCCCAAGGCTTTGGGTTCTGCAGAATGGCCTGCTTCTCCACATCCAGCGTCACGTCAGGATGGCGAGTGAGGAACTCGTTGAACTTGGCAGGATCGCGGGCCTTCAGGGCAGTTTGATCCCCATCATCCAAGGCCTGCTTGATCGAATCCTGCTGGGCCTTAGCAAGGTCTTCCCTTGTGGAATCGTAGAGAGGGCTGACCCCAAGGGGCGGCTCCCGCCCGGCCTTGATCCAGGGCTCCAGCCGGTCCATCTCGCGCTTGAGGATCTCGGGATCGAATCCAGTACCCCCAGGGGCCGCAGCAGTGGTTGCTGATGGGGGCATCTCTCCCCCTGCTGCGGGTCCCCCAGGAGCCTGTGGAGGAGGTTCCTCGAAGTTGGCCTCTTGGAGCCTCCGAACTGAGCCAAGCTCTGCCACTACAGCATTCTGTGGGGCCTTGATAGAGGGCTTGCCGAGGTTAATATCGCCGCGCTGGAGAAGGTACTCAGCAAGGCCAGCTGCTTCGTTGAGCATCTGGCTAGGAGCACCAAGCGCTTCAGCACCCCGCCTTGCGGCCTCTATTCCTCCGCTAAACAGCCGAGAGGCCACATCCAGCGGCAAGCCAGCCTCGTGCTTCAGCCAGCTGAGTTGATTGTAGAGCCTTGGATAGTTTTGAGCAAACTCCTTATCTGCCTCAGGAATCACATTCCTGTCGGCTTCAAAACCCTCCCAGGCCTGCTTGAACCCTGACCAAGCCGCACCAGCCGCATTAGTAGCCATGCCGCGGTAACTGCGCGAGACGTTATCAAGGGATCCAACATCGTCTGAGACAAGTGGACCATGAAGGGGATGAGCGTTGACAAAGTCTTGGATGTACGCATTGTTCTTTATAACCTCCTGCCCAAGCGACCCTTTGGTCTGGGCCTCAAAGCCCTTGATGTCAGGCGCAATGTTCTGTGCAGGGACTCCCGTCCCGCGCGAGAGTTCGAAGGCCCTTGCAGCATCATCCGGCGAGGTCTCGCCCATCAAGCTGCGGGAGGCAGCCCTATTGCGCGCCATCACCTCTTGAATCGCGTCGTCAAACTCGTCCATTATCTGCTCATTGGGACCTTGGGAGCCTCTTCCTCAGCGCCAGGTGGAGGCTTCTTCGCCATGCCCTTGCCAAAGAGATCTTTGAATAGGTTGGCGTTGTAGACTTGGCGGATCTGCTCTTCAGTAGGAGGAACGCCCTTGTTAACCGCTGACCATTGCTTGATGATCTTCTCCCTCGACTTCTCCAGATCAGTGACCGATTGGCCACCGTGCATAAGCCACCAGGGAAGGTTGCCCAAGTTGCGGAGGTCGAAGTTGCCGTACTGCCACTTGCTAGAGTCGTAGGGCGGTGGGACGGCAGCTTGTTCCTTCAGAATATACTGCCCCATCTTCTTGATCGTGTCCCGATCAGGGTACTTGGCGTAGTTCTTCTCATACTCCGCGATGGCATTAGAGATAGCACCAGTGACCATTGGCCTCAGCTGCTTGTCCTGCCATTGGTCTTCGGTCATAATGCCTTCCTGGCGGAGGATAGACATAGCGCCAGAGGCCTTGACATCGCGCTCGCCGCCCTTCCTAACGGTGTCTTGGAGCTTAACCAGCTGGGCCCAATGAGCAGTGGAGAGGTTGCGGTTGTTTTGGATGTCTTCCTTAAGGAAGTCCTGCCGGTCTTGATCGTCGCCTGAGTGGGCCATTCCCCACAAGCGCTGGAACTCCGCAGGATCCCCTGGCGGTGGAGCGGCAAGCCTACGATCGATGGCCCTTTGGGTGATAGGGGAAAGGGAGAAGTAGGCCTGACGAGCCTCAGGGATGGCAACAAGGTCCTCGGTGGTCCGGGGAGGATCTGGCCGGTTGAGGATGTCCTGGATAGTGGAGACGTTTTGGTTGTCCTCGTCTCGCTGGAGCGCGCGCTCTTTGTTGATCCGGGCCTGGGTGGCTAGCTGAACGCGTTCCTTGAAGGCATCATCGTTTGGCGCTACTCGATCGGCCTCAGCGCCAGCTGAAGCTAGGATCTCACGCTCAGGAAGCATATCTGCGCGGACTTTGATTGGCCCCTTGTTGTCCCTGTCAAGCTGGATATGGACGGTATCGAACTTGGACCTTGGGCCGGTCAAGATTCCAAGGCCGTACTGACCCACATGAGCGCGGACCCAATCAAGCACAGGCCCTGGGGCCAAGTCTACTGCCTGACCAAACTCGTGTCGGGACGTGCCCGGAGGAGCAGCTAGAGGGCCACCACGAAGGTGGCGCTCGTATAGTACCTCTTGTTCCTCGGAAGTTCTAGTACCTGACCTAACAACAGCCTTCTCTCCAGTGGCCTGCTCAGCAGCTTGAATGGCCGCGACGATCCGCTGGCCGAACACGGGATCAAGGCCTTGGGTTCTGGGGGCTCCCCTGGCAGCGAGGAAGCCCTCAGGATCCTTGTAAGTATCCAAGGCCCTTCGAGCTATGGTCTGTGATCCTGTAGTGTTGAGGTGGCCGTCGACGAAGCTCCAGACCTTGTCTATGTCCTGGGAGTGCAGCTCGCGCTTGTCCAGCGAATCCAGCAACATCTGCTTGGCTTCGATTGGATGGTTGCGGGCCACATCTTCGATCAAATGGGCCTTGGCAGCCGATTTCCATTTCCAAACGAACGAGGCCCTGGCATCCGCATCCATGCCCATATCATCAGCCATCTTATTGGCTGTGGCTTCGACGGTGTCGAATTGGCCTTTCTGATCGTTTGGATTCATCCCATAGCGGAGGGTGGAGATAGCGGAGTCGATCCTGGCTTGATCAGCAAGCCTTGAAGCGTCCCAGTTCTGCGTGGCCGCGTGGGAAGCGCCAGAGAGAATGAGCCGCCGCTGAATGGCAAGGCCTTCCGCATCGTACATCCGCTGAGCAGCGGGGTTGGTGAGGGAGTCCCGCCACTTCTGCCTAATGGCCTGAACATCGTTTTGGTACTGCTCGTAGCCCTCAACGGCGTTCTTGCCTCTCAGGGAATTGTAATCAACCTCCCGCTTCCCTGCTTCTAGCTCCATCGATGAGATGGCGTTGGTCTTATCCTGCTCGTTCCTCAGCTGCTGCATTGCCAAGGCGCGATTGAACAATTCTCCAGAGGCCCTCTCAAGGCCGGCCCCAAGGCCTTCCACAGCCCGGCCGATATTGGCCCCAAAGGCGTTGGGATCCACACGAACGTTCAGCTGGGGAGCGTAGGTTGTACGATCCTCGGGAGTGACGTCAGGAAAGGGTTGGTAAGGTACCTGTGCCATTATCCACCAAAGAGACCACCAAGAATGTTGCCGCCGAACATAGTATCGTTATTGCTTAGCCCTGCCGCTTTGCCGGCATTCCACTTGTCGATGAAGGAGCTACCACCACCGAGGATCGAAGTGAAGGCTCCAATGGTTCCAGCGGTCTTAGCTGTCGAGGCTGCCATTCGATCGAGGTTGGCCTGGGCAATGTCCTGGACGGCCTCGACCTCATCCCCATAGGCCCTTCGGTTGGCGTTGAAGATTATGTTCCCTTGATCAATCTTCCCTATCTGGTCCATGCTCTCGCGGACCTCGACGTTGGTGCCTGATTGAACGTCAAGGCCTCCTGCACCTTGGGCAGCACGGGCTTGGCCTATTTGGGCCTTGATCTTCATCCCTTCCTGAACCTGCTGCGTCTGGCCCAAGGCCCTCTCGAAGCCAGCATTCTGGTTTGCTATCCCGGCATTCATCTGCGCGATCTGGGCCTGATAATTGTAGGCCGCTGCCTGCGCATTGCCGGAGAAGATCGATCCAATGGCGCTTACTGCGCCGCCAATAAGGCCAACTACTGCCACGACATCACCCTATCCGGAAACGGAAACACTCAAGAGGGCGCGAACTAAAGTCAAACTCCGCGCCAAGCCACCTAAGCCAAGCCTGTGAATGTTCGCTATCACACTTGCACAAGCCAACGATGATAGGATAATCACGACGAATCTCATCCAACACCTTCCTACTCCAGCGGATGAAGCGCAAAGGATGCTGCTCGCAAATCCGCGTGTGGATTAACCAGATGTAAGCCCGAGAAGAAAAAACCGAACCATAAGGAATAACTCCAGCAGCAGCGGCAGGAGCACCGTCAGCGCGACCAAGCCACATAGCTGTCGAGTCCTTAAGGCACGGCGCATGAATCGCCAGTTCCTCCGGACTCGCGTCATAACCGAGGAGGTCACGGAGGTCAAAGGAGTCTACTCGCTCGATGGTAACGATCACTTGGTATCTCCGATTACGATTTCAGGCACCACCCCAAGGACAGTCGAAGGAATAGGGTCAGTGACCTGGAAGTAGTACTGGCCCAGGGTATCGTAGAGAGGGTCGATCACAATGCGCTCGTCGCCAGAGATCAGGGGGATCGGGGAGCCCAGAGGGACACTGGCAGCCATCTCTTTGATGGGGATGATGGTGGAGAGGGAGCGACCAACAGCAAGGCCACGCGAACTGGAGACTTTGAAGGTCACAGCAGCGATCTTCTTGCGCTTCCCCTGAACGGTTGGCTCACCAACATCAAGGGGCATCGTCTGGCCTTGACAGGTAAAGGCCAAGCCAGCGGTGACCTTGGTAGCAGCCACAGGCAGGGTAATCGACCCGTCAAAGGCCACCACCTGCGGAGGAAGGACACCGCCGTCGGCATTGATCACCACCGTTTGACCAATCAAGTAGTCAAGGCCAAAGAATTTAGTCGCTGGGGGCGTGATGCTCCAAGTGCCCGCGGCAAAGGGCAAGGGCTGGCCGTTAGGAAACGTCTGGCTTATGGCTTGCGTGACGCTTCCAGTGATGAGAGTCGATGATGTGAATCCTGTAATTGATATAATCCCTCCTCCAGCGCGCAGCACTTGGCCAACACTTGAAGGACTAAAGACGGGGGCGTTTGCCAGAATACTGACGATTCCGCTGGCTCCAGATATCGTGATAGTAGCTGACGGAGTTGGGAGAGAGCTTCGAGTTCCTGCGTCAACGGCCCAAGCGTCCTCACAGCCATAGGTTAGAGTCCTTTCCATCAACCGCTCGATCCACGAGACGGTGGTACCATTGGGGAGTTGGCGTTGAACTACCACGTAGGGAGCGTCGACCTGGCCTTCCTGAATGGCGATTACTGAGGTGAAAAGGCCTTGAGTATCGTGGTGTGCCCAGCCATAGATCTGTTGTTCTTTCATGAACGTCAGCGAGAGCATTATTCCGTCGTCTCGAATGCACCACACCAATTTAAAAGGCTCTTCAGCATAGGCCCACTGAAGAATATTATGTCCGAAGAACAGGTGATTGGACCTGACGGAGATGTCGGTTCCGGTGTAGATGGCCGCGTAGATGTTGTAGGAAAGGTCCCGTACGATTGAGCCCTTCGCCTGGATGTATATGAGATCTTCGTTAATAACAAGCGGCGAGACATCTGACGATCCGTTGTAGGCTTGAGACATTATGGTTGCATTGAGAGGAGTAACTGCAAGAGTAGCGTTTGCGCCCTGTCCAGTTGTAAGAGTAAAGGCTGCGCGTCCTGTAAGGAAAATGAGCCCTCCTGGCATTGGTACCATATGCTTGATTTGATTGAGTTGATTTGACACAATTGTTCCTGTAATTGTGTCTGAGGCCTGGACGGGGTTGGAGATGTTGAAGTTCTGGAAGGTTCCTGGTTGAGAGGCCCAGAAGGTTGCTGGGAAGGAACTAGATCCGGCATAGTAGACCCGTTGTTGGAAGAACGACACAGCGCCAGGATTATTGCCAGCCGCGAAAGGGTTGTTCTGGAAGATCGGAGGAGCGGTGGCGAAGTCAGGCTGGATCCCGGTATCGATGAAGCTTTGGGTGCCGGTACCGGCGGGGGCAGTACCGAGAAAGCCCAGCATGGCGTTGGAGGGGATCGACAGCGGAGTTGGATTGCCGACGGTAAACTGGGTACGGTAGATGTTGTAGCTTGAGGCAGCGGCAACGCCAGTCCATTGGAACTGGATGGTGACGGAGGTGGCAGTGATGGCCCCAGTGCCAGCGGCGTTGGTGGTGTTGACCTGCGGAGAGAGGGCTGGGAGGGACTCTTGGCCTTGGCCATCAACGGCCGTGACAGCATAGACGTAGCCGGCGATCACGGCCGGGGTAGCGGTGCCGGGCTGGGGGATGTTGATAGAGGCGATCAAGGGATTGGTGGGGGTAGCAATGGTGGTGGCGAAGACCAAGGTAGTGAAGAACCAATTCGTTGGGGCCGCAAAGCTGAGGGTCGTGGGCGGGTAATTGGGGTGGGCGATGTAGAGAACACTGACGCTTTGGGCGAACTTGATCCCTGGGGCACCAGTGAGGGGGTTAGGGAAGAGATCGGCTGCCGCGTAGGGAGAGGTGATGGTGTAGATACGAGAGGCTGTGCCACCGCCAGTGTAGGCTCCGTAGAGGGTTGCATCGATAGCGTTGCCATTGACGTCGGAGACAGAGACTGTAGTTGCTGTGGCGGCGATTACTACCAGGATCCGATTGTCAATCGCCAGCATCCCCGACACGCCGGTGACGAAGATCCAATCGCCGATGACAAAGTTGTGGCCTGGGACGGTGATGACTGCCGGGAAACCATTAGTGATGTTGGAAATACCGAAGGGGGCTTCGAGGACCGGCGCCCCGTTGTTGATGAATCTACAGTAATGGTCGCCGAACTCTATTGCATAGGTTACGGTGGTGGACACGGAAAATGGGACAAGACGGGATCCGGGGGACTTGCAAGGCAATACAAACTTTGTACCTTGTCTAGTAGATACCCCAGAACGATAATCGACAAAAAAGTTCCTGCATAAAGCAAGGCCGTTGTGGTAGGCAGCCAGATCCGTACGGGCGAAAATAGACGGCGCGAGTTCACCCGACGCAAACGAGGTTTGGATGACATTCTCACTCACAGGGTTGGGCGCTTTGTCTTGGGGTTGTCGTAGTGGTTACAGCAGCCGTTAGCAAGGTCGACAGTTTTGTTGGCGACCTCGGGATCTTCGTTGGTGCAGATCTGGCCCTTGATGTACTCGCAGGTTCCACAGCGGAAGGCGATGCCAGGGGCATTGACCGCGTAGTCGGCGGGGACCTGGGAGGGGGGCGAGCCCCCTGTGTTATCGTACCAGTTTGTCATCCATACGTAGGCAAGAATGCCCCCCAATCTACTTGGCCCCAATAAGGGCTCCATGCAAAGTCACTGACCGTGTCAGCGCCCCTGGCCCTGATCCAGTCCGGCGTGATGTCGTTGATAGTCAAGCCCTCATTCCCGTCCCCTACCCTTGCGACCTGGATGGTGCGATTGGCGTCCTCGATCCTCAGATTCGCAAGGGCCTTGTCTCCAGTGAGGTCAATCGTCATCTTCGCCGCAAGGAACATGGCCCATGCTTCTTGAAGCTGATCGTCCATCACCGAGGGGTCGGAGAGGTCTTTCGTGTAGGCAAGGACAGCGAATTCTTGATTCGTCCATATGACCTTGACATCAGGACCGCCGACCGCTGGAACGCCATTAACAATCTGATCAATACCCACAGCAAACTTAACTGGTGGCCCTTGCCAGAAACTCGGAGCACCACCGGTAACAGCAGTAGTGATAGGGATCCCAGAACTAAAACCAGTATTGAACTGAGGAACAATAAACACAGGGCGGATGCAGTCCGTAGGATAGGCATACTCGTAATTCCACGGCGGCGGAGGAAGGCCCTTTTGCCAAAAGGCCACCCCAGCGGTGGGATTTTCTGGCGTTCCAGGGGCCGCTGCAATCAGCGTCAGGGTGTTGTAGTTCCGTGAAGAGTTCCAAGGGGCCATGCGAAGAATCTGCCGCCGAGTGGTGTCGATCCACTTGTTAGCGGAGATGCTTTCATTTGACCCCTCAGAAAGCGAGGCTACCTGTGATCGAGTGCCGATAGCACTCAACGCCCTGTTGGTGATATCAACTAGTGATGCCATGGCACTGCTCGTCGAACTTTTGTCTTGCCATTAACTCAACGCCGATCTGACGAGACCCATACCAAGTGAATTGGCCCACCAAATTGGGATCATCAGTTGGCGCCCACGCTAGCCGGATGAAGTCATTCTCAGCATATAGAATGCCGTCATCCACCCATCGACGAGTCGGTCCGAGATTCATTTAGTGTCTCCCCTGGCCTCCAGCTGGCCGCGGAGAGTCGCCGCCGATCCCTGGAGCGCCAGAGCTTTGGCAAGACCCATAGTCGCCGCCCTGGGCTCCGTCCCGCCGAGGGGAGTCACCGTGAAGGCCTACTCCTTTGGGATCGTAGGGCGTCTTGACCCTCGTCGGCGGCTGGTAGTCGTTGACATCCCGCTCACCTGGGCGAGAGAGTCCAGTGAGGCGCTGAGAGCCCATAGTGCGTTCAGGTCCGTACTCGGAGAGGATTCCTCTTCGTGCCATTATTCTTCCTCCTGAGCAGCGGGCTCTTCCGGGGGAGCCTGCATGGCTTGAAGCTCAGCCGTTGCAGCATCCCGAAGGGCAGTGAAGCTGGTGCCGTGGCGAGCACAGGCTTCGATCACATTGAGGAGGGTAAGGACATGTTCCCAATCACCGGGTTTCATTCGAATCTCCCTTGCACGCCTTTGTTAAAGACGCTCTGACGGCACTTCAGGGGATCAGTCTCAGCATAGCCGTCGTCTGCTAAGTACTGATTCACTTCCCGCGATCCGTCGCGGGTGTTGGATTCTCCCAGGCGTTTAGCGACCCAGCCCGGGTAAGGGGGGTTGCCTTGGATGATCATCAGTGGCTCCCTTGGGATCCTGATCGCTTGACATCACGATTGCCACCAGGGCCTTGTTCCATCCCATCGGTAGGGCCTATATGGGCAGCATAGCCCTTGCCCATAGAGATCTTCTCAGCTGCCCTTGGGTCAATAGCAGAGCCAAGCTGGGAAGGGAAGTTGGGGTTGATAGCGTAGGGCCGAGGCTCTCGATGCCAGCCCTCCTTGACGTTGCGATCTGCGTAGCCTTGCTTTTTCATTCCATTGGTCCTTTCGTTGCGGCTTTGACTGCGTGCATCGCACCAGTCTCAAAGCAATCGGCAGCAAGCCGAATGAGACGATCTCTTTCGGTTGTGATAGAGGGATCGCCTTCGGGCATATTGTAGATAAGATCGATCAGATCAGCCGCAGCACGTTTGATCTTATTGACCTGCTCATTGCCGCCCGGATTGAACGAGATTCCAACTCTATATTCACCTAGTGTCATTGCTTAAACTCCAGTTGCTTCGTATGGTCGTAACGGTTGTGGGGATCCTCAGCCATCTCCCGACGGACCTTAGCAAAGGCCCCATCTTCGTGGTGAAGGCCCTTGAGGATCTGGCGATACCGATCGTGGAGCCTTTCCATCTCGTCGAAGATATGCTTTGGCGCTTGAAGGCCGCGCTCTTCGTAGGCGTAGATGATGTCATGGACATCGTGGAAGTAGTTCATGAAGCGCCGAACTTTTTCAGGAATCTCGGCCTCAGCTTCCCTTGTGTACCGCAGGAGTTCGCGGTTAAGAAGCACCAACTCACGGATGTCCCTTGAGATCCGCTGGAGGTAGACCTCGGTTGACTGAAGCTCGTTGTCCGCCACTGGCCTTTCTTCGCTCATCTGA